CTGTTACAAGTGCTGCTAAGGGACAATTTATTGTTCATGACGGAACTCAGTTTGTAAATTCAAATACGATAGAGGCTTCAGGCGCTGCGGTTAAACCTTTAATTGTAAAAGGCGCTGCATCTCAAACAGCAAATTTGTTTGAAGTACAAAACAGTGGAGGTACTGCATTAGCCAGTATTTCTTCTGCTGGTGCTGCAAACTTTGCTAGTACCATCACGGCGGTAGGAAGTATCGGTTTTGGTAATTCAGGAAGTGGTATGACTCTAACTACTAACGGTAGCTTTAATGGTGTGGCCCTCGGGAGAAGCACCACTGTAGGCGAAAGTGGTCTTGCCCTTGGTTCTTTTACAAGTGCTGGCACCAACGCTATGTCTATTGCATGGGGTGGTGGCGGAACAGGCCGTGTCATCACCGGATTGTCCTCAGGCGAGGTGGGCATAGGAATAACGTCTCCTGGAGCACAACTTCATGTAGTGCCTAAAGCTACAACGATGAAAGGTCTTATTGTTCAAGGTGCTGCATCTCAAAGTGCAAACTTGTTTGAAGCACAAAACAGTTCGGGCACTTCTCTGCTGTCCATCAGTAATAGTGGTACAATAACATCAGGAATGTTCTCAACATATGCTGGAGGAGGACTTGGTGTTACAGGAATTGGAAGTGGTAATTCATCGTACAGTGCACAAGGTGTTTATTTAAATGCTTCAGTAAGCGCATACGGTGTCATGGACATGGTAGGAAACAATGGAGGATTCATTGATTTCGCCGCACCAAACGAAGATTATCACGGAAGACTTTTGTATGATCGAGGAAGTCACGCATTTTTCTTCTATACTGGAGCAAATGCAACTGCAAAAGTTTACATAGACCGAGACAACTATGGAACTCTTTGGGTTGGCCCTGGTTCTGCATCATCTAAAGGTGTTGTTGTTCAGGCGGCTGCGTCACAAACAGCAAACTTGTTTGAAGCACAAACCAGTGCGGGTACAGTATTGTTCTCTGTTGATAAAGACGGTAGAGTAGCTGCTGGAACAGTTCCTGTTGCTCGTGTAACTGGACTTCATGCAGTTGCAACTAGCGGATCTTACACAGACCTTAGTAACAAACCAACACTATTCAGTGGTTCATATAACGATCTTACAAACAAACCCTCGCTTGCTGCTGTAGCAACAAGTGGTTCATATGTTGATCTTAGCAACAAACCAACAATATACACACCAACCAAAGAAGTTTTGACTTCATTAGTTGATGGAACAGAAACTGAGTTTGTACTTGCTGCAACACCTAATGCTGGAGCTTATGTTCAAGTATTCTTGAACGGCCTCCTACAGTCAGAAGGTGCTAGTGAAGATTACACAATTTCTGGTGCTACTATAACATTCAATAGTGCTCCTGAATCTGGATGGAAATTAGTTGTGTATTACTTTGTTTAATAAATAGTTTAACTTATAGCTTAATAAACCTAAAGAAAGGATAAGTACCATGTCAAAGACAGAAGTTTCTGGAAAACAACTTAAAGATGGAAGTGTTCAACGTGTAGATTTGGATGTCGCTACGTCGGGTCAATCTGTTATCGCAAAGGTTGTTGCAGGATCTAACATAAGCATAAGCTCAACTGGTGCCGATACAGGTACTGGTGATGTAACCATCAACTTGGGTGGTACTATTGCTGCTGACATCACAAGTTTGGATAGTCGTGTTGACGCTCTTGAAGGAGATCTTGCTACTATTCAAAGTGCAGGAGCACCAAACATTGCCGATTTAGGTGGTGTAGCAATTACTTCTCCATCATCTGGACAAGTGTTGAAGTATAACGGAACGGGCTGGGCAAATGCTGCGGATAGCACATTTAGCGGTGCTTATGCAGACCTTACTGGTAAGCCATCTCTTGCTACAGTTGCAACTAGCGGATCGTATAACGATCTTACTAATAAGCCATCTCTTGCTACAGTCGCCACAAGTGGTTCGTATGCTGATCTCAGCAACAAGCCAACTCTTGCCAGTTTTGCCACATTGACATCACCAGCAAACGGACAGTTCCTTGAGTATAACGGTACTGCTTGGGTTAATGCTAATATTACCGCAAGTGATGTTAGTGGTCTTGCTACGGTTGCAACAAGCGGTTCGTATACCGATCTTAGTAATAAACCAACTTTAGTATCCTCTCTTGATAGTTTAACTGATGTTGCTGTTACAAGTGCTGCTAAGGGACAATTTATTGTTCATGACGGAACTCAGTTTGTAAATTCAAATACGATAGAGGCTTCAGGCGCTGCGGTTAAACCTTTAATTGTAAAAGGCGCTGCATCTCAAACTGCAAACTTATTGGAAGTACAAGATAGTGCAGGCACAAACATTTTTGCGGTGTCTAGTGATGCCCAAAATATTGTTTTTAATCGTTCTGGTGCATCAAATGCTATTGTTCCAGCAGGATCTTATGTTGGAGGAGTTACATTTAGAGGATGGAACGGCACTGGTTATAATCGTGCCGCTGGTATATATGCCGCTATTGACGGAACACCTGGTGCTAGTAATGATATGCCTGGGCGTTTTGAGTTCTATACAACTGCGGATGGTGAAGGAGACTTTGTAGCGGAAAGAATGAGACTTAATAGTTCCGGTAACTTAGGTATTGGTAATGGACCTTTTAATCCTCTAGCAAGACTTCATGTGGACTTAGGCAATAACGCTGGAACCCCTGCTGTTCCTGGAACAAGAGGAATACTTGTAAAGGCGGCCGCATCTCAAACAGCAAATTTGTTTGAAGTACAAAACAGTGGAGGTACTGCATTATTTTCTGTAAGTTCTGCTGGAGCAGTAACGGCTGCCGCAAACCTTCAAGTATCTTCAGACAATATTGTTGTTGGAAAGGGGCCTGGTGCAAGTGATGTGCGTGTTGGAAATCAAAACTTTACAGGTGCGGGAACCGGTGGATTTAACGTTGCTGTTGGTAACGTTGCATTAAATGAAAAATCTACAGGACAATTTAACGTTGGTGTTGGTCACTGGGCAGCACAATCAGTAACAACAGGCAACGACAACACCGCAGTTGGAGCATACGCAGCAGGTTATTTAAGAGGAACTCATAACACTGCATTAGGACGTAATGCTGGTATGGGAGTTGATCCTTTTAATGCAAGCAACAACGCTTCGTATAACGTATCTATAGGAGCCTATACTAACCAAGGAATGACGACACAGCAATATTCCATGGCTGTTGGGTATAACGCAAATGCCGGTAGTAATGCGTTGGCTTTAGGACGAACTGCAAGCGCAGCTCAAGATTGCATGGATATTAGATTTGGTAATGCTTCTCGCATCACTGGAGATGCTTCGGGCAACGTAGCTATTGTAAACACACTTCATGCCGGAAGGTACACAGAAACAGTAGCAAATGCCTTTAACACATCACTTGCTCCAAGTTCTGGAACACTGACTGTTAATACTGCTGGAGGAAATGCTGTACTCGGCGCTCTTAGTGCTAGTGTAACAACTTGGGCATTTACAAACGTACCAACAGAAAACAGCAAGGTAACTACAATTACTGTTGTGCTTGCTGGTAACGCTTCGTACACATACGGTGATGCTTGCTCTGTAAATGGAACTGCAATTACAAACGGAATTCAATGGAGCGGAGGTTCTGCGCCTACAGCAACAGCAAATACTGATATTATTACATTCATTATTGTTAGAGATAGTGCTGGTACTGTTAGAGTATTTGGTTCTGCTACAACAAACTTTAGCTAATAGATTTTAGGGAGTTAGTATGCCAGTTTCTTTTGGAGCCTCAAAAGGTTTAGTATTTCAAAAAGGCCAGGCGCCTGATGCCATGGTCTTGGAAATTAATACCGCATTAAGTTCAGGTCTAACATATAATGTGTTTGCATCTGGTCCATATAACTTAAATATAGACTGGGGTGATGGAACAACCAACTCTTATACAACGGCAGGAAGTTTTACCGATGTTTCATTAAACAAAACATATTCAACCGCAGGAACTTATCAAATTAAAATAAGTGGATCTGCTGTGGCGATTGGACTATCTTCAACATCCGCAAATACAAACTTATTAAAATTAACAAAAGTATTAAGTTGGGGAAATGTAACAAACTTAACACGATTATCAATAGGAAATCAATCAAGTCTTACTGAAATCCCCGCAACTCTTCCATCTAATGTTACTAGTAATGTTAATATTACTAGCCTTGCGGCGATGTTTTATAATTGTACTACTTTTAATAATCCAAACGTATCTACTTGGAACGTATCGAATGTTACAAATTTTTCCCAGATGTTTCAGGGCGCAACTACATTTAATCAAAACATTGGTTCATGGAACATATCAAAGGCCACAAATTTAAGTTCTATGTTTTCTGGAGCTACGGCATTTAATCAAAACATTGGTTCATGGAACATATCAAAGGCCACAAATTTAAGTTCTATGTTTTCTGGAGCTACGGCATTTAACAACGGTGGTAGTTCTAGTATAAACAACTGGACACTAAACACCACAGTTGGTGCAAATATCAATCTTTCATTCATGTTTCAAAATGCAACCTCATTTAATCAGCCAATAGGAAATTGGGATACATCTTCTGTTTATATATACAATAACATTCTTAATGGTGCAACTGCATTTAATCAAAATATTGGTTCATGGAAATTAGGACCTAATGTTAGAACTAGCGGAGAAGCAACCGGACAAGTAACTATGCCAGGAATGTTGGCCAATGTCGGAATGAATACCGAAAATTATTCACGAACTCTTATAGGCTGGGCAAATTATCAACACAATTTAAATGATGATTTTACTGGTAAAGGTCCTCTTATATCAGCAAGTGGTAAACAAGTCAATTCAGTTGAATATGGTGGAGTACCTTATAGTAATGGTGTTGCCGCACGAGCTTTCTTAATATCTAAACATGCAACACTATATCAAAACTGGTATGGTGCGGCAGTATCAAATACCAATTCAAAAATGTTTGCGTGTAGTGCATCCTATATTTTTAAATCCGATGATGGAGGTGATACTTGGAAACCAAGAGTCACAGATGCTCTGAGAACGTGGGTTGGTATTGCATGTTCATCAGATGGAACAAAAGTAGTGGCTGCTCATTCCGGAGGAAATATCTGGACATCAACAAACAGCGGAGAAACTTGGACTCAACAAACTGGCTCAGGAAGCAGAAACTGGGCAAGAGTTACGATAAGCTCTGATGGTAGTTTTATGGCAGCCACCGTTAATCCCGGCTTCATATACACATCTACTGATGGTGGTGTCACTTGGACTGCAAGAATGTCTGACACCGCAAGAAGCTGGCATGGAATAGCCGCTAACTCAAACGGAACTAACTTGGTGGCAACTGTATATAACGGACAAATTTATACCTCGACCGATAGCGGAGTCAACTGGACCGCAAGAGATAGTGCAAGAGCTTGGCGAAACTGTTGTACAAGCGCAGATGGTACAAAATTGGCGGCGGTTGTTGAAGGTGGTGGAGCAAGTAGTATTCCAAACGGATACATATTTACATCATCAGATAGCGGTGCTACTTGGACGGCAAGAGTCACTGATCAGCTACGAGCATGGAACGGAATATCTTGTTCATCGGATGGTTCTGTTTTAGCTGCTATTGCTCCTGTTGCACATCCAGGAACTGGCGGATACATACACACATCATCAGATAGTGGAGTCACCTGGACACAAAGAACGCCTGGAGTTCCTGGTGGACAAAGAACCTGGGGTGGAGCTATATCAGTATCCGGTGATGGAACCAGAATGTTGGCTGGCTCATATTCAACGAGTGGAGAAATTTCATTGGCGGCGGCTCGACTACATCGCTCAACTAATAGTGGTGTAACTTGGTCTCGTTTGGCGTATGAAAATTCTAAATCAGGAAATTGGAACTTAACTGATAGCGGAATTTCCGATAGCACAGCACTGTATGTTGATATGGCAACTGGCACTTCATATTTACCTTCGGAGCCTAGTAGATTATTTAATTTGACCACAGCGTTTGGAACAGGAACGTTAATTAATTCTCCTTCATATGACGTAAGCGATGGTGTTGATAGTCTTCGTTTTAATGGAACAAATCAATATGTTCTAGGAAACTCTAACTTAGGAATCTCTGGCAACGCCGCATTTACTATAGGTGGCTGGGTTAAAATGAATAGTCTACCAGGAGATTATACTTCTTTCATAGGAAATAATTCTACAGGAACAAACCTAGGAGGATTGGCCATTACCATGTTTCAAGGACGTCCAGCCTTAGATTTTTGGAACACACGATGGAGAGCAAGCTCGGCACTTAATACAAACACTTGGTATCACATAATGATTACAAAAGCTGCCGGAGCAGTTTCAACCACAACAAAAATATACATAAACGGAGTTGAAGTTGCGGGAGCACTTGAAGGAACCGATGGAACTCCAAACATAGCAAACTCAGCTTGGGTGTTAGGCCGATTTGATTCTACTAGATATTTTGATGGAAACATATCATCTGCGGTTGCATATACCAGAGTTTTAACAGCAGCAGAAGTTTTAGCTCTGTATGATGCTCAAAAGAGTAAAATTACTCCTATGTTATTTTCATTAAATGCTGCTAATTCTAGCAGCTATTCTGGTTCAGGCACTGCATGGAATGATATAAGTGGTTCTGCAAACAACGCTACTTTATTTGGTAGCACTACGTTTAATAGCGCAGACCCAAAATCAATATCATTTTCTGGTGGATCATACGGAAGATTTAATTCACAAGTTCCTTGGGGAAGTGTTACAAATTTTACTGTAAATGTATGGGTACGACCAGATAGCATCAGCCAAGGCGGTCTTGTCTCACATTTAGGTGGATTGTTTGAGTTTTTTATGTTTAGTAATAGTTTTTATTTTAGATGTAGTGGTGCAACTGTATCTTCCGGATCTAATAGTATGGTATCCTCCTATCCTGCTGGAATGACCGCAGGAAATTGGATGATGCTAACCGCAAGCTATGATGGCTTGGCACTAAGAATATATTTTAATGGAACACTACATGCTACGCAAAGTGCGGTGCGAACCAGTCATACAATTACTCAGGCAAATATGATAATGGCTGGGGCTTGGGAAAGCAACCCTGGCGTCTCGGCCGGATATCCATTAAGTGGTCGATTATCTTCAGTGAGATTGTACAATAACGCACTAAGTAATACTCAAATTTCAACTTTGTATGATAATACAAAAACATATTTTGGACTATAATTTACTATAAAATGATGTAACGTGAATTAGATTTAAGGAATCTAGGTTATGACACATCACTTTTACTGCATACTAAAACAGTACGCACAGTCTGTGTCGGACAGCTTTACTATTAGTGGATTTTTTAAAAGTATTGTTCTTTTAATTGCGTCCTTTTTAGCTCCTATTGCCACTGTAATTTTTGCTGTATTATTTTTAATCTTTGTGGATTTAGTCACAGGAATATTGGCTTCCATAAAAGAAAAAGCTGCGATTACCAGCTCGGCAATGTCAAGAACCATAGCAAAGACATTTGTTTACTGCACAACCATAATAGTGACATATGTTGTGCATAAATATCTATTGGTAGGCTTCGATTTTCCTATAGAAAGTATTGTATCTGGTTTCATAGCTTTAACAGAAATGAAATCAATCTTGGAAAACATGGACAGAATCAGTAATCATTCTGTACTAAAGGATCTAATAATAATTTTTTCTAACGAAAGGGAGAGACGGTTGCCACCAAAGAAGACCAAAAAAGACGATAAGTAAGGTGCTTTTGTTATATGGCAATTATCTCAGGTGTCTCTCTTAGCATTGATATTGCTAAACTAAAACAAGACTTAGAACAATCAGGTGTTCTAAAAGTATTGTCTATTACTCCTACGGCAACTGGGTTTCAATGCGAAATTATTAATGCAGATAATTTTGATTCACTAAGTCCACAAGAAACTGCACTAGCTGAATCCATAATAAGCACACATCAAGATCAACAAAAAAGAAAACTGCAAGTAAAAGAACAAGCAACTGAAATATATGATGCTACAAACAAAGAGTTTGTTGATAATAAGATTGATGATATTATTGGTCCAAATGCCAATGCTGCTCTTGATACTTTAATGGAATTATCAACAGCATTAAACAACGATTCTAATTTTGCTACAACCATCGCTACACAAATCAATCAACTAGAAACTGATATAACAAGTTTAGAAAGTAGTGTTCAATCATTACAACAAGCAGATCAATTACTAGCAACTAACATTCAGCAAGGTGATCAAACAGTTTCGACTACACTATCTACTCAATTATCCACAGAACAAACAACTAGAGAAAATGCGGATATTAATTTACAAAATCAAATCACATCTATTTCAAGCTCTTTAAAACCTGTTGCTACTAGCGGATCATATACAGATTTAACAAATAAACCTTCTTTGTTTGGTGGTTCGTATAATGATCTTTCCGATAAGCCAACTCTTTTTAGTGGAGCTTATGCAGATCTTACTGGTAAGCCATCGCTCGCAACTGTTGCTACTAGCGGATCATATACAGATTTAACAAATAACCCCACAATACCAACTGCACTAACAGATTTGAGTGATGTTACCATCAGCACAGCAACCAAGGGGCAATTTGTTGTACACAACGGAACAGAATTTGTAAACTCTAACACTATAGAAGCCAACACTAGCACAACAAAACCTATTATTATTAAAGCTGCTGCAAGTCAAACAGCAAATTTACTAGAAGTACAAGCCAACAACGGTGCTATTATTGCCGGTATTGATGCTAGTGGTAATTTAATTTCGCCTACTATAACCAATATTCAACAAGGCATAATATCTTTTCCAGGCGCTATTATTGCTTACGGAGGTAGTGTAGCACCAAGTGGATGGTTGATGTGCGATGGTCAATCATATTTAATTACCGATTATCAAAATTTGTATAACGTAATAGGCACAACTTACAATAGTAATGGTGACTTAGGATCTTTAGCTGTAGGATATTTTAAAGTTCCTGATCTGCGTAGAAGAGTTCCTACTGGCAAAGGCAGTTCAGATAGTTTAGGTGCTCATGATGGTAATGATTCTGCATCCAGATCTTTAACACATTCACATACGGTTACTGTTCCAGGCCATTATCATGATATGTCTGGTGTAGGTTCTACATTAGCAGTAGATATTGCACACAGTCATGGAACATCCGCAGTAACAGGTTCTATAACATTGAGCAACACAAATTTGGCACATACACATTCTGGTACTACCAATGCCATGAATTCTAATGCATCACACGGACATACAATTTATGATCCTACTCATGCACACAGACAAACGGTTAATGCAAATCCAGGATTAGGTGATGGTAGTGGTAATCAGACAGGAATACGAGTTGATTATGATTATGATGTTCCGGGAGGACAGTATGCAATCGCATATGATTCCGGCAACTATACATGGGCCTCCACCACAGGAATATCTATAAACAGCACAAATATTGATCATACTCATGCATTTGCCACAGGTGGCGCAAGTGCTACTATGGATCATACTCACACAGTATCTTCAATATCTTTAACAGCAGCAGGACAAAGTTTAGCTGCAACTAGCAAAACTCCTACAGGAAGAATAGGAAAAGTAACAGGAGGAGTAGATGGTAATAGCGATCAATCGATATCAAGTAACACAAAAAACAACAATAACTATCTTATTGTAAATTATATCATAAAGACATAAGCACTAGCAGGTGCGAGTGTAAATAAATACTTAATAGCATATTTGGATTTACACTCATGACACTGATAAACACCACAAAACAAAATGTTGATATAGAAAGACTCAAAGTTGAGTTGGAGTCTTTAGGCATTTTGGAAAATGGTGTAGCTACCTTTAAGATTATTGGAATAACACCAACAGCTACTGGAACTTCTGTTGATGTTGAAAGATTGGATCAAACTACACTAACACAAGCTGATATTGAGTTAATAGTTTCCACAGTAAATCTTCACGTTGATGAAAAGCGACGAAGAGTTATTGTTAATGAAATTCCTAATTTTTCTAACGAGGCTTCCAATAAAAAGTTTGTTGACGATACTATTGCAGATTTGGTCAACAGCGCACCTGGAACTCTAGATACACTAAACGAATTAGCTCAAGCATTGGGAAATAATGCTAACTTTGCCACTGATATTACTAATCAAATAACAAATGTACAAACAACACTTGGCAATCGATTAGATACCGCAGAAAGCAACATCTCTAATTTACAAGATTCTGATGTAATTTTAGGACAAGAAATATCCGGACTGGACAACAGAATATCCGATATTGAAGCTGAGCCTCCTTATAGAAATATAAGTGAGCACGATGATGTTACTATTACTACTCCCACTTCAGGACAAGTATTAAAGTATAATGGTTCCAAATGGGTCAATTTACAAGACAACACATTTAGTGGAAGTTATGACGATCTTACCAATTCACCATTTATACCAACTACACTAAACGATTTAACTGATGTTGCATTACAAAGCAGCACTACAGGTCAGGTATTAACATACGACGGAACAAATTGGGTAAATCAAAACTTACCAACTATTGGTATAGTATCGTTAAATTCTTCTCAATCTTCTGCACAAACTTTGATCACAGGAACCAGTGGTAGTGATTTTAATATATCTACTGCTAATGGTGTTCATACTTTTAATATTCCTGATGCTGCATATAGCAAACGAGGATTAGTTACTACATCAAATCAAACTTTTACTGGTACTAAAACTTTTGAATCTAGCTTGTCTAGCAGTGTTGGTGTTATTATTCGTGGTGCGGCGAGTCAAACGGGAAATCTTTTAGAATTACAAAACATTTCTTTTACTCCAGTATTAAGTATTAATCCGCAAGGTGCTATTACTTTAGGATCTTGGGACGCCAGCACAATACAAATTTCTGTGGGTGGCACTGGAGCCACTTCTGCTCAAAGTGCAATAAACAATTTAACTCAAGTTAGTTCTGCTACTAATGAACACGTTTTAACTAAAGATACTACTACAGGCAACGCAATATGGAAAGCCACTGCTAGTAGAGTTACCTCTATTAATTCTTTAACTTCTAGCGCACAATCTATTGCTACAGGAACCACAGGAACAGATTTCAATATTTCTAGTACAGGTTCTACACACACATTAAATTTACCAGACGCTAGTGCTGCTGCAAGAGGTGTTGTAACCACAGGAGCACAAACAATAACTGGAACAAAAACCATACAAACAACATCTGCATCTAGTAAAGGTCTTATACTAAAAGAATCTGCATCTCAAACTGCCAATATGCTTGAAGTACAAGACAGTACAGGAACAGCATTAATGTCTGTTGATGCATCTGGAAATATTAACTCACCTACTATCACATATCTTCAAAGTGCTGGATTTAGTGCGCCTGCTGGAAGTGTTATTGCATTTGCGGGGGGTTCTGCACCATCTGGGTGGTTATTGTGTAATGGTAGTTCTGTAAACACTTACACATATCGACAACTTCATGCGGTTATCAGTAATACTTATGGAGGTTCTGCATATCAAGCCGGAACTACAGATCAAGCTGGTGCTGCTACTACGTTTACACTACCAGATTTAAGAAGTCGAGCTATCGTAGGTATGGGCAGCACAGTTAATACTACATTAGGTGGTAATGATGGTGTCACAGAAGCAAGTCGTTCTTTACAACACAATCATGCAGTAACGGTCTCTGGTCACTATCACAACACCACGGGCTCCGGAACAACTCTAAGCACAAACATAGCGCATACGCACGGGTCATCCTCTCTTACAATAAATGCTGATGGAGGTCACACACACTCATTTTCTTTGTATACTGATACTTTAGGAGGTCACGGCCACTCATTCGATTTGAACACAGGAACCGGCGGTGGTCATGGTCACTCATTTGATTTAGGTGCAAATTATGGTGGTGCACATAGTCATGCAGTAAGAGCGGCGCAAGCCGATGGATCTTCAGGCGAATCATATAGATATCCAGAAATATCCCGAAATAATAATTATAACGATAGCTTTACGGTACCAAATCTTGGCACAAACGGTGCTGGAACAACATCAGGCGAACATAGTCATGATGTCTCCGGTTGGATTGGTGGAGGTTCAGAAGGTGCTCACTGGCATGATGTCAGTGGCTGGATTGGTGGTGGCACAGAAGGACAACACGCACATACAGTATATGGTTCTGTGACTGGTGGATCTCATATACACACGGGAACTGCTGCTGGACAAACACTTTCAACAACTAACGTAGCTGCCTCTGGAAGCATTGGAAAAGTAACTGGTGGAGCAGACGGCAATATAGACAACACATACACAAGCACAAATACTCGCAATCACAACTACTTAATTTTAAATTACATAATTAAAACCTAGGATAGGAATATGGCAACAAATACACAATCTTTTGTATGTCGAGAAAAGCCTAACAAAGTCGATTTGCGAACATATGTATTGGCTAATAGTCCTAGTCCAAACAGTGAGCAAGTGTTCTTGAATGGTGTTTTGCAAAACGTTGGTGTAGATAATGACTACACAATATCTGACAAAACCATTTTGTTTAATGCTTCTACAGAAATGGAAGAAACAGATGTTATATTAGTAAATTATATAATTGATTCATATACACCACCTCCTCCAGATATTGTTCCTAGCGGAGCTGCACTTGAAGGTAGAAAAAATTTAATACATTGGTGTTTGCGAAGATTAGGAGCTCCTGTAATAGACATAAACGTAGATGAAGATCAAATAGAAGATCGCATAGATGAAGCTCTTATGTACTTTAGAGATTATCATTTTGATGGTGTTGAGCGAGCATATTTGCACTATCAAGTTACTGCTTCTTCCATAGAATTAGAAACACCATATACATCAAACTTAGAACGAGGAACGATTTTAACTGGTGTTACAAGTGGTGCAACGGCATCTGTGTTTGATAAAAGTGTTGATGGAAAAATTATTAGAATAAAACATTTAACAGACAATAGATTGCGAAAGGGTGAAACCGTAACGATTAACAATACAACTGATACAGTAGAAATTTTAAACACTGACGCTGCTGTATTCCTTGGTGATTGTGATAACAAATACATTAACGTGGGAAGAAAAGCACTATCTATCACTAATATTATTCCACAAGAATCATCTACGATTGGTGGAAACTTAGGAGGAATGTTTGACTTTCAGTATCAATTTGCGCTCAACAATATGTTTAATTTAGCCTCGACTGATTTGGTGACCTATGACATATACCAACGGTATATAGGTATGTGGGAATTTATGTTTCGTGGTGCAAAGGGTATACGATTCAATAGAAAAACAGATCGTGTGTACTTAGACGTTGAAGATTTTTTGGTAGGAAAATGGATAATACTAGAAGCGTGGGTAGCACTAGATCCTTCCATATATCTTGAAATTTACTCAGACGAGTTTGTTAGAGAGTATGCATATAATTTAATTAAACTACAGTGGGGAACCAATCTTAAAAAGTTCTCGGGAGTAGCACTACCAGGTGGTGTCACACTAAATGGACAACAAATTTATGATGAAGCCAAAGCCGATTTAGAAACTTTGCGAGAGCGAGTGCGTAAAGAGTTTGAGTTACCACCAGACTTTTTTGTTGGCTAATGTTTGGATTACATATCATAAATACACATAGAGAGGTGAGTAAGTGGCCAACAACAAATATTTTAACTTGTATCATCAAACGCAAGAGCAGAGTCTTGTAAGTGACTTAGTAGAAGAAGTCATAAAAATTCATGCCATAAATGCCATTTATATCCCTAGAACCAACGAAAAGATAGATTCACTATTTCGAGAAGATCCTCTAGCACACTTTGATGATTATCATCACATCGAAGTGTACATCAAGAACGTAGATGGATTTGAAGGAGATGGTGATATTTTCAAGAAATTTGGACTAGAGATCAAAAATCAAATTACTCTTACTATCTCCAGATCCAGCTTTGTCAAAATATTTGGTAAAGAGCTATCACGGCCTCGTGAAGGCGATTTAATTTATTTACCATTGAGTATTGCTGACGCACTATACGAAATACGTTTTGTTAAAGAAGATTCTGTATTTTATAATTTAGGAGAATTTTACACCTACGATTTACAATGTGAGCAGTTTGCAGTTCAAGACGAAGAAGTTAATACTGGTATTGATGTTATTGACGAAATTGCTGATGAAGGTTCTCAAACTTTTATTTTAGATATTAGTGATGTTTCAGGCACATTTCAAGAAGATGAAATTATCTATCAAGGACCATCTGCTATTGGGGCTACTGCTCGTGCTACTGTAGTGATGCAACTATCGGAAACACAAGTAAAAGTTAAAAATCTTTTTCAATCTTTTAGTGTCTCTGAAGGACAAATTAAAGGTAGTGTCAGTAACGTTACCGCTAATGTAGCAGCACCAATTAACACCGGAAACATACAAGATGATTTTGGTGCCAAGAATCGAGATTTTGTTGTGATTGATTTTACCGAGAACAACCCATTTTCAGAGGATGAATAATCGTGTTTGGACAACCTTTCTATCACAATACACTAAGAAAGATTGTTGCTAGTTTTGGTGCTATTTTTGCCAACATTTACGTTGTTAAACGTGGAGAAAACAGCACAGAGCTTGAACGATTGAAAGTTCCTTTGGCGTATGGTCCTGCTGAACGATACTTGGTGCGAACACTGGAAGATCCTGAGCTAAACAGAAACTTTGCTATTAAACTACCTCGCATGAGTTTTCAAATTTCTAGCATCGAGTATGACTCACAACGCAAGCTAAACACCATAAAGAAAAATGCTGCTCCAATAACTGGTGTTCCTAGTGATGTCATTAGACAGTATCAAGGTGTTCCATATAAGATAGGTATGGAATTAAACATAATTTCAAAATATATCAATGATGCCAATCAAATTATTGAACAAATACTTCCTTGGTTTACTCCGGCGTTTACTATAACAATCAATAGTATTCCTGAAATGGAGTATAAAGACGATATTGCTATTGTACTAAACTCCGTAGCACTACAAGACAACTACGAAGATGATTGGACTTCTCGCAGAGATATTATTTGGACACTTACGTTTGATATAAAAGCTATGTTTTATGGACCCATGGTCAACAAAGAGCTTATTACCACAGCAATCACAGATGTGTACAATGCTGCTGTTGCAGATTTACAAGATCCAAGACAACTACAAACCGTTGCTAGAGCTGCTAGAGGTACATTATCAGTAACCCCAGAAGATGCTACATATAGAGATGAATTTGGTTATACAGAATCGTTTGAAGGATTTTTTGATGGTAAAGTTAGAGATCCTGCTACAGGAGATGATGTAAATCCCACAAACAAAATTACACCAGATGTAATACCGTCTAAAACTAAAGTGGAACCACCTGAATTATCATAACACATAGAGAGAAATGTATGAGTGAAAAAGACATTATTAAAAAATATGAAACTGAAACTACATCTTTTGTTGCTACTGAAGATGATTTAAAAATTATTCAGGAATTTGCTACACAAGATCAAAAGAAAGATTCTGTTATTACTCGTGGTGAGTTTAAGACCAATGATGTCAAATTAAACCCAGTACAGTTTGAAGAAAAGCCAGTAGTTACAGCACCACAAACTGGTGATGATTTAAAAACTGACTACAACTACATTCGCACTAACATTTACGCTATCACTGAGCGCAGTGTTGAAGCTCTTAACAACCTTGTACAAATTGCGGATCAGAGCCAGCATCCTAGAGCGTATGAAGTAGTAGCACTACTTGTCAACACTATTGCAAACGCACAGAAAGATTTAATGACAATACACCAGCAAAAAGCCAAGATAGAAGGTGTTATCCTTAAAAACCAACCTGAAGTAGTCAACAATAATCTATTTGTTGGTAACACTGCACAGCTTGATGAGATTATATCCAAAATGAGCATTAAAAAGCCTACAGATGAGTAATACTCCACAGTTTCAACAACTGACACCTAACGGCGTCAAAAACTACAAAAGCAACCCTAACTTAAAAAGTGCAGGGGTTCAGTTTATCTTTACTAAAGAACAAATAGAAGAGCGCATTAAGTGTATGCGGGACCCTATTTACTTTATTGAGCGATACATGAAGATCGTTCACGTTGATAGAGGGTTAGTGCCTTTTGATTTGTACAAGTTTCAAAAAGAGTTGCTGGGTTCGTACATAAACAATCGCTTTACAATAGCTAAACTTCCTAGACAGGTGGGTAAATCTACAGTAACTATTGCTTACATTTTATGGACAGCACTATTTGGACCTATGCAAAACATTGCCATACTTGCTAACAAAGCCAGTACGTCACGAGACATATTAGCGAAACTACAGTTAGCATATGAGCACATACCTTTATGGATGCAACAAGGTGTAGTTTCTTGGAACAAAGGATCTATTGAGCTAGAAAACGGCAGTAAAGTAATCGCAGCCGCTACTGCATCAAGCGCAGCACGAGGTAGCACCTACAACATTATCTTTCTCGACGAGTTTGCGTTCGTACCAAAGAATATAGCAGAAGAGTTCATTACTTCTGTGTATCCTACCATTTCTTCCGGTAAGACCACTAAGGTTATTATGGTAAGTACACCAAACGGAATGAACCTGTTCTACAAATATTGGACTGATGCAGTACACAAGAGAAACCTTTATGTGCCTATTGAAGCACACTGGAGTGTGGTGCCCGGTAGGGACGAAGCGTGGGCAGAAGATCAAATCAAACAGCTAGGGCAAGAAAAGTTTGATCAAGAGTTTGGATGTTCATTCTTAGGGTCATCAAATACTCTTATTAGTTCAGCGAAACTTAGTGCTATGACTTGGGTATCACCCATACAGAAGATCAATGAGCTTGAGATATACGAGATGCCTAAAGAAGGTCACACTTATGTTTTAAGCGTGGATACCAGCGAGGGACAAAATCTAGACTACTCAGCGTTTACTGTTATGGATTGTAGTCAAATGCCATATAAGTTAGTGGCCAAATACTACAACAACAAAATATCACCTATGGTGTATCCCACAGTAATTTACAACGTAGCAACAAAATACAACAACGCACACATTCTAGCAGAAACAAATTCTATAGGTATGCAAGTTGTAGAAATTTTGCACAATGACTTGGAGTATGAAAACATATTCTCGACCACAAACATGGGTCGAGGTGGCCAAAAAATCAGTTCAGGGTTCAAAAAGAACTCTAAACTTGGAATAAAGATGACGCAGCAAATAAAATCCATAGGATGCTCCAATTTAAAGAGTCTATTGGAAAGTAATAAGCTAATAATAGAAGATTTTGACACTATCTCGGAGCTTACTTCATTTGTGGCTACTCATGCTTCATTTGCTGCTGAAGCAGGATGTCATGACGATCTTACTATTACTTTGGTTCTGTTTGCTTGGTTGACTGCACAAACCTCATTCAAAGAGCTTACAGACACCGATATAAGAAAGAAAATTGCAGAAGAAAAAATAGAAAGTATGCAAGAAGAGATTTTGCCCTTTGGATTTATCAACGATGGATCTGAAACCAAAGAATCGTTCAAAGACGACGAAGGAAACTGGTGGGAAGAAGCACATCCAAACAGCTATTTTGATGCTGATGGATTCTTTTGGAATAAAGACGAGTAATATCCATTGTGCAACATATTGTTAGTAGAAATGCGTTTGTATAAATACAAAGCAATAAATTATACCAAACTCTATAGTGATTTCGCTTTAACCACAAGGAGATAGACATGGGATTTCAAGTATCGCCTGGAGTAGTAGTAACCGAAAAGGATCTTACCACTATAGTTCCAGCAGTATCCACAACCGATGGTGCTTATGCTGGTGTATTTCGTTGGGGGCCTCTCAATCAAATCGTTCTAGTAGGAGATGAGAATCAGCTTGCTAAACGATTTGGAAAACCAGTTCATGATAAAACCAGCCCAGAATCTTTGGCTGCTTCTAATGCTGTAGCTAGTTCTTTCTTTACTTGCGCCAACTTTCTTGCATATGGAAATAAACTTCGCATAGTTAGAGTTGCTGGTGATGATGCAAGAAACGCAACTTCAGGAGTCGGTGCTGCGGATGGTGTTGGTGTTCTTATTGAAAATGATGATGATTATGAGAAGAATCATTCTAACGGCATCGAAAATAAAGGTGCGTTTGCAGCAAGATTTCCTGGTGAGTTAGGAAATAGCATTAAGGTTTCTGTTTGTGCTAGTGCAAAGGCATTTTCACAAAATGTTGTAGGAACAGTATCTGGAGCCAAAGGGCAAAAAGTTCTTACAGGAACAGGAACAGATTTTACAAAACAAATTACCAAAGGCACCATCATCAAACACTCTGCTTCTAAGCAAGAAATTAAAGTTGCTGAAGTAACCGGAGCGGACACACTTGTGCTTGAGGAAAATTTAAGCACCGCACTTTCTGGTGCTACTGTAATTGCTAAGTGGGAATTCGCAGATGTTATTGGGTTTGCACCTACTACCTCAACTCCTGTTCAAGCAGGAGGTGGAAGCGGAGATGAGCTACACGTTGTAGTTATTGATGCTGATGGAAAAATAACTGGTAGCGCAGGTACTGTTCTTGAGAGATACTCGCTTCTTTCTAAGGCGTCAGATGCTATGAAAGAAGATGGTTCAACAAACTACTATGTCAACGTAATTAACAGAAATTCTGAGTACATTCGTTGGATAGATCATGTTTATACTACAGAAAACTGGGGTTCAAAAGCAGATGCTGGTGAGGACTTTTTCCCAACTGCTTCTGATGCAGAGCACGTTCCTCATACCAAAGTGATGAAAGGTGGAGTTGATTCAAATAACTCAGATGAAGATGAAACAATTTTAGGAAATCGTGTTGAAGGATATGAGTTGTTTGCCAATGGAGAGCTTGTAGATGTTTCTCTAGTTCTTATGGGAGAAGCACCAGCTAGTTTGTGCAACACTGTTGTTAGTAACGTGTGCGAAAGCAGAATGGATTGCGTAGCGTTTATTTCACCTCCTAAGGATGCTGTAGTAGGAAATCCTGGTAGTGAAAGAGATGATATTCTTTCATTCAGAAACAACGATCTAAACATTTCTTCCTCTTATGCTGTTATGGACAGCGGATGGAAGATGCAGTATGATAAGTACAATGACGTTTATCGATGGGTTCCACTTAACGGAGATATTGCGGGGCTTTGCGTTCGTACTGACGTAAACCAAGATCCTTGGTGGTCTCCTGCAGGATATAATCGTGGACAAATTAAGAACGTTGTTAAACTTGCTTGGAATCCATTCAAAGCAGAGCGAGATGATCTATATCTAGCAGGAGTTAATCCTGTAATCGCAACTCAGGGTCAAGGAACCATTTTGTTTGGTGATAAGACCATGCTTGCTAAACCAAGTGCTTTCGACCGAATTAACGTTCGACGATTGTTTATCGTTCTTGAGAAAGCTATTGCTCGTGCTGCTAAATTTATGTTGTTTGAGTTCAACGACGAGTTTACTCGTCAGCAGTTCCGCAGTCTTGTTGAGCCATTCCTTCGTGACGTACAAGCACGACGAGGAATTTATGACTTCAAGGTTGTTTGCGACCGAACTAACAATACCGCCGAAGTTATCGACAGAAATGAGTTTGTAGGAGACATTTATATTAAACCAGCTAGAGCAATTAATTTCATTCAGTTGAACTTTATTGCAGTTAGAACTGGTGTTGACTTCTCCGAAATTGTTGGAAAGGCATAAATAATACAAACGAGGAGATAAAACATGGCATTTAACATCAATCAATTTAAGAATCAGCTCACTTATGGTGGTGCACGTTCGTCACTCTTTCAAGTACAACTGAATCTTCCACAAAACTTGTCCGATCCTACAGATAATGGTGTTATTGATGCTGCGGGACTTCCTGCACCAGTTGTAGAGAGAAAGATTGCTTTCATGTGTAAAGCAACTTCTATTCCACCTAGCACCGTGACTGCAATCGATGTTCCATACTTTGGACGTAAGACTAAGGTTGCTGGAGCCAGAACATTTGAGCCTTGGTCTATTACTGTAATCAACGATGAAGATTTTATGATTCGTAAGACCATGGAACATTGGATGGCTTCTATCAACGGACATTCAACTAACATCAACAACTCAGGCGTTACTTCACGTCCTGCAGATTATCAGACTACAGCTATTGTGCGACAGTTTAGCAAAGGTCCTGAGCAGTTTGCTATTCGTGCATATAAGTTTGTTAATATTTTCCCAACTGAGCTTTCAAATATTGAGCTTGCATGGGAAAATGAAAACACTATCGAAGAGTTTACAGTAACATTTAACTATGATTACTGGGAAATTGATGCTTCGGCTGATCTTGGAGTTCTCTAAGATAGTTTTTCTTTAACAACTAAATAGTAGTAACTCGCCTTCCTTTAGAGAAGGCGTTTTACTATAGGCATATGGCTTTTAACATAGACAAATTCAAATCAAATGCGTTATCAAAAGGTGGTGCCAGATCATCACTATTTGAGGTGCAAATAACTTTACCACCAAGCATATTGACTACCACCAGTGATATTTTGGATGTTACACCACTAGGTCTAACAACATCTCAAGAAAAATTAACCTTTTTGTGTAAAGCAACTTCTATACCAGGCAGTTCTGTAGGTGTGATAGAAATACCATACATGGGAAGAAAAGTTAGTTGTGTTGGATCCAGAACATTTGAGCCTTGGACAATAACAGTAATTAATGATGAAGATTTTAGTGTTAGAAAGTCCTTTGAACATTGGTTGTCTGCTATGAATGGACATGCCAGTAACTTTAAAAATGGTGTTACATCTTCTCCTGATACATATCAACAAACTGGTGTTGTTAGACACTTTGGACAAAAAGGCAATTTAATACGAGTCTATGTGCTAAACAATTTATTTCCAACAGAAATATCCAGCACCGAACTTTCTTGGGATAATGAAAATACTATTGAAGAGTTTTCAGTAACACTTAGATATGATTATTGGGATGCAGGATAGTTAAAAATATAGCACTATAAATAATGTTGTAATTGATGCGGGGTGATAAATGGAATTTAATATATTTGGTTGGAAAATAAAGAAAACTAAAGAAGAGCAGAAACAAGAAACTGCTCGCTCTTTTGTACTTCCCGAAAATCAAGACGGTGCGGTAAACGTAGAAGGCTTAGCTGGAGCCTATGGTGCATACATTGACTTTGATGCAACCGTAAAAAATGAATATGAGTTAGTTACCAGATATCGAGAGCTTTCACTTTTACCAGACGTTGACTTTGCTGTAGATGATATTGTCAACGAAATGTTAGTGATAGATGGACATAGTGATCCTATAAAAATCAACTTAGAAAAAGTAAAAGTTGCTAAGTCCGTAAAAACTAAAATTGAGGAAGAGTTTAGAAATATTCTTTCTCTACTGGATTGGAACAATCAAGCATACGAAATCGTTAGAAAGTGGTATATTGACGGTAGATTATACTATCATGTTATATTGGATGAAAACAACAAATCAAAAGGTATTGCTGAACTTAGATACGTTGATCCTAGACAGATAAGAAAAGTGCGAGAAATTGAACGGGAGATAGATGAAAAAACTGGTGTTGAATTAGTAAAAATTCTTGATGAATATTTTACCTACAACAGCAGAGGTATTCAATTTAATGCATCCAATTCCTATAGTCCTATTGCTACTATGGGTGGCGTAAAGATTACTACAGATTCTATTTGTTACGTTCATTCTGGCATAGTTGATAAGTATTCGGCATCCATTCTTTCTAACTTGCACAAAGCCATTAAGCCCATCAATCAGCTAAAGATGATGGAAGATGCTCTTGTCATCTATCGTATTGCTCGTGCACCAGAGCGCAGAATCTTTTACGTTGATGTAGGTAATTTGCCTAAGACCAAGGCTGATGATTATCTTCGCAGCGTAATGAATCGATATCGAAACAAACTTCAGTACAATATTGAAACTGGAGAAATGCGAGATGATAGACGATTCTTATCCATGTTGGAAGATTACTGGCTACCTCGACGTGAAGGTTCACAAGGAACTTCCATTGAAACTCTTCCGGGTGGTGAAAATCTTGGTGAAATGCAAGACGTAGAATACTTTCAAAAGAAAGTGTATCGTGCATTAAACGTTCCTCTCTCACGATTAGATTCAAATAGCGGGTTTCAGTTGGGTCGTGCAGCAGAAATTTCTCGTGACGAAGTAAAATTTGCCAAGTTTATACATCGTGTAAGACTACGATTCAGTCATTTGTTTGATGAGCTACTAAAGAAGCAGCTTGTATTAAAAAATATTATAAACCCCGAAGAATGGACCAGCATTAGAGAAAACATCAGATTTGATTTTAATGCCGACAATCACTATGCAGAATTAAAAGAAATAGAAATGATCAAGAGCAGAATGGAAATGCTACAAGCATTAGATCCATACTCCAACAAATATTTTTCAGTTCAATGGATTAGACAAAATATATTGAGACAAACGGAAGAAGAGCAAGCAGAAATTGATTCTCAAATTAAAGCTGAAAAGAAAATATATGGTGACACTAACAATCAAGAATCCAATAATGAAGATTCAACAACACAAGAACCTATGTTAGAACCCAAAACTAATATAGACGATATTGTGGAAATTTATGACGGAGAGTTAGATACATAAACCAATAAATAATAAACAGGAGAAATTACTATGTCAAAATCCAAAGAAAAAAGTTTAGTTGAAAAGGCTCTTAATGCTATTTCCAAGGGTAATGCTGTACTGATGAAAAAGAACATCAAAGAAGCACTTCTTTCCAAAGTTCGCAGAGCTATTGATAAGAAGGAAAAGGAAATGGCCAAGTCTATAATTAATGACGCTACAAAGACAAAGTAATCAAATGAAACTTATTTGCGAAGTCACAGAAGAGATCAAAGTAATTAAAGAAGGTGCCGATAATGCACAAAAAAATTACTTTATTGAAGGCGTATTCATGCAAGCCGAACTAAAAAATAGGAACGGCAGAATGTATCCACAAGAAATGCTTGATCGTGAAATTACCAGATATGTGAGCGAGTACGTTGATAAGAAGCGAGCGTTTGGAGAATTAGGACATCCAGATGGACCCACAATCAATCTTGATCGAGTTTCACACATGATCACAGATCTTCGTGCTGAAGGAGCCAACTTTATTGGTAAAGCAAAGATACTTAGTACACCAAATGGTAATATCGTAAAGGCATTAATAGATGAAGGAGCGAGGTTGGGTGTATCGAGTCGTGGAATGGGCTCGATCAAAACAGAAGGACATGACGTGCAAATTGTACAGGATGATTTTTATCTTGCCACCGCAGCAGATATTGTGGCTGATCCGTCTGCTCCGGATGCTTTTGTAAACGGTATCATGGAAGGCAAAGAGTGGGTTTGGCATAATGGTATATTACTTGAAAAAGACATACACGAGTATAAGAAAACCATAATGAAAGCTCCTGCAAAAAAGATCAAAGAAGTTAGCGTTAAAGCATTTGAAAATTTCATTAAGAAGCTAGAGAAAAAGTAGGAAAATTATGGCAAATTTTGTCTATGACAAAGCTCGTGAGAAATTTCTTAATGGTGATATTTCTTGGACACGAGATACGTTTAAAGTGATTTTGCTAAACAGTTCTTATGTTGCTAGTAAAGATCATCAAACTTTAGTAGATGTTCCTACTGCTAGTAGAATTGCACTATCAACAGCTCTTGTAGGAAAAACAGTAACTAACGGTGTAGCTAGTGCAGACCCCAAAGTAGTTACGGACGTTCCTTCTGGACGAGTTATCAAATCTCTTATTATAGTAAAACAAAACACATTAGCTACCGATGCTCAATCTGAATTAATTGCATATATCGACACCGCTACAGGCATTTCTGGAACCAATAATAGTGGTTTAACTACTACAGGAGCCAATGTAACAATAAATTGGAGCGGAAATGTTGGAGCAGTTCCAAATAAAATTTTTAATTTGTAATATATGAATATCGGAGTTTCTAATCTAATAACGCACATCAAACAACCTAATGAGGTGTTGCCTATAGATATTAGTTTTGGAAAACTTCATATATTGCCTCGAGGTGCCAAAGAAATTATCGAAACACAAGCAACAGCAAAACGTTGGAAACGCAAGTTTCCAAATCAAGTAGAAGATGCAAATACATTTTTGGTTTCTTCTACTCCTTTGGTTTTGGCTCCACAGAGAACATCGGTGAGAGTTATTGTGGCTGGTGGACAAGATGATTACGATTATCAAGTGACAGTTTTGGTTACGTTTGATAACTTAGCCAAACTTGAGCAAGAGATTTTCGTAAGGGTAAGAGAAGATTGAAAATATATAAATAAAAATGCCTTAGAGCAAAATATAATATTCAGGGAGTTATTACCATGGCAATTACATCAAAGTTTTTGAGAGACATCCGTGAGAGTGCTGAAGCTGATGTACCTACACACTCTTCTGACGCCGCTGCTACTACACCAGAATCACTAAAAGCAAAGAAGGTTGCCGAAGAGGAAACCGAGGATAAGACAGAAGTAACCGAAGAGGACGAGGCAGATATGAAGGCTGAGTCTGAGGACAAGGATGCTGATGATATGGTTTCTGAGGAAGATGAGGCTGAGATGAAAGCTGAGTCTGAGGACAAGGATGCTGATGATATGGTTTCTGAAGAGGAAGATGCTGAACTCAAGGAAGAGGACGAAGCAGAGATGAAAGCTGAGTCTGAAGATGCTGAACTCAAGATGAAGGCTGAGTCTGAAGATCACGACGAAGATGATATGGTTTCTGAAGAGGAAGACGCTGAACTCAAGGAAGAGGAAGACGTTAAGCTAGACGAAGAGGAAGAGGAAAAGTTGGCTGAAGAGGAAGAGGAAGCAGTTAAGGAAGCCACAGATGCTCTTACTAAGGACGAGGAGCTTCCAGAATCGTTCAAGACCAAGGTTGCTTCTATTTTTGAGGCTGCTGTTAAGCGCACATCTAAGAAACGTGCCGCAGCTCAAAGCAAGAAATTAGTAGAAAGCTACAACAAAAAGTTGGCTAGCAATAAAAAGAAAGTTTCTGATACTCTTGTAAACAAGGTTGATGGTTATCTTGATTATGTTGTTGAAGAGTGGATGAAAGACAATAAAGTGGCTATTGAAGGTGCACTTCGTTCCGAGATTACTGAAAAGTTTATCGTTGGATTGAAGAATCTTTTCGAGAGTCATTATATTGAAGTTCCTGCTGAGAAGGCTAATATTCTTTCAGAGCAGGAGCATAAGATAAAGAAACTTGAGAAAGAACTTAATGATGAACTCGTAAAGAGTGTGGAACTCCGTAAGGAAAATATTCGTCTCAAGAAGTCTTCAATTATCAAGAAGCTCACTGAAGGAATGACTGTAAGTGATGCAGCAAAGTTCCAAGAACTTTGCGAAGGTGTATCTTTCGAGAATACACAATCATTTGGTCAGAAGCTCAAGGTGATTAAGGAAACATATTTTCCAAAAACCTCTACCAGCTCCCGTGACATTGATGCTTCTTTATTGACTGAAGGTGGTTTGACGCAGCAAGATCAACCAAAGATCGCAACTGAGGTTGATGTTTTTGCGGATACCATCTCCAGAATGGTGAAAAGATAAAAATGATAAATAGCTTATAGAGGAACAGTTCTTAATTGTTTTAAAAGGAGAATGTAAAATGTATCTCACTGATGAACTTCAAAAGAAATGGGAAAAGGTGCTTAACCACCCTGATTTGCCAGAGGTGCGTGATGCTCATAAGAGAGCAGTTCTAACTGTCCTCTTGGAGAATCAACTTAACGAGTCTCGCAAGGAGCGAATGATTACTGAAGATGCTCCAGTTAATAGCGGGCTCACAACTCCTAGCACTGCTAAGAGTGATGTTGGTTCTAAGATGCAGGGTTATGATCCTGTTTTGATCTCTCTACTTCGTCGTGCGCTGCCTAATTTGATGGCGTTTGATGTTTGTGGTGTTCAACCAATGAAGGCTCCTACCGGACTCATCTTTGCTATGAAGAGTCGCTACACATCACAAAGTGGTGCTGAAGCTCTCTTTAACGAAGCTAACACAGCACACACTGGTGATGGTTCACACGCCGGGGCGGCAGATCCATTTGATGGATCTCTTTCTGCTGGAACCGGAATGTCAACTTCTGATGGTGAAGCTAAGGGTACTGGATTGAACAGCAATCCTCCAGTAAACGATAATGCTTTCCCAGAGATGGCGTTCTCTATCGAGAAAGTAAGCGTTGAAGCTAAGACTCGTGCTCTCAAGGCTGAATACTCGATGGAACTTGCTCAAGATCTTCGTGCAGTACACGGGCTTGATGCTGAGACTGAGCTTGCTAATATCCTTTCGGCTGAGATCCTTGCGGAGATCAATCGTGAGGTTATTCGTACAATTTACAAGAGTGCAAAGACTGGTGCTCAACACGGTGTTGCTTCTGCTGGAACATTCAATCTCGATGTAGATTCTAACGGACGTTGGTCTGTTGAGAAGTACAAGGGTCTGATGGTTCAGATTGAGCGTGAAGCTAATGCAATCGCTAAGGAAACACGACGTGGACGTGGAAACATCCTCATCTGTGATAGCGATACTGCAAGTGCTTTGAGTGTTGCAGGACTTCTTGATTGTGGTTCTGCTCTCAAGGATTCGCTCTCAGTTGATGACACTGGAAACACATTCGTTGGAGTTCTTAACGGACGTTTCAAGGTTTATATCGACCCATTTGCTCCACTTGGTCAGCACTTTATTGTTGCTGGATTCAAGGGTGCTAACCAGTATGATGCTGGATTGTTCTACTGCCCATACGTTCCACTCCAGATGGTTCGTGCAGTAGATCAAGGATCGTTCCAACCAAAGATTGGATTCAAGACTCGTTACGGGCTTGTAGCTAATCCTTTCTCGACATCAAGCGTAACTGCAGGTGCGGGACTTGGTGATGGAGCTAATACCTACTACCGCAAGGTTAAGGTAACTAACCTTCTCTAATTTTAGAGGGTTAATAGATCCAGAAAAAAGGGAGCCTTGTGCTCCCTTTTTTTATGTCTTTGATTATATTACAAAAAATATTGTCCAAAAACACTGGTTATATTTTTCTTGACGCTTGTTCTATAGACGCTATATCATAAATAGTATGAACAATCAACAGTCGAGATTCCAAATATGCCAATAACAGATGTTGAAAATCGAAATTTTCAATCACCTCTTAATTTTGAATTTCGAGTCGATAAACTTACCGACTTTAATTACTTTGTACAAAAAATTAATATTCCCGATTTAAATATTCCTGTAGCGGTTAATGGTAGCGCCACGCCGTTTGCAAAGATACAATATACGGGAGATCACTTAGAATTTGGTGAACTGTCAGTTGATTTCAAGGTCAGTGAGGGTCTATACAACTGGTATGAAATCTTTTCTTGGATGCAAGGTATTGGTTTCCCTGAAAGTATAGAGCAGTATGGTAAAATGAAAGAAGGTTTAACTCCAGATTTAAATGGTGTTGTATCAAAACGTCCACTACCACAAAGAACACACGGTGCGATATATGGACAAGGCACATTACTAATAAACACCAGTCAGAATAATCCTATATTAAAGATCACTTTTGTTGACTTGCATCCAGTTAGTCTTGGTGAAATGGTCTTTGATACCCGAGAAACGGATGTTTTATATGTAACAGCGTCGGTTAGTTTTAAATATGATTATTTTACAGTTGAGAAACTTGTTGTATAGGAGTTTGTATGTCTAAAACAATTAGAAGAAAACGCCCAAAGAGAATCAAAATTGGTTATTTGGACTTCAAACTTATTCCACGTTCAAAAAAGTGGAGTATTAAACACAAAGCTGTGGGCATGTGCTTACCGGAAGATGGTAGAATTGCATTTTCTACAGCACAAAAACGATCAGAGATTGTAAACACCATTTTACATGAGATGTTACATGGTGTTGTTTATATGTTTGATATTAATTTTAGAAATCTTCGTGAAGAGGAAAAAGTAGTCCGAAAGCTGGCAAATGGACTACATACTGTATTCAACGATAATCCCGAATTTCTTGAATGGGTGATGCAAAACTCTGGCGACGATGAATAAAGTTCCCGATTGGGTGGAAACACTAAAGCAAGGCGACTTTATGGTTGTGGTATTTCCTTATACCGGAGATACTGTGTTTGCGGAAGTAATAGAAAATAATCCAGCTTTATTCGATAGTATGTACTTTGGTACCATAACTATTAATTACAAAATTAATAACTTTGCAAGACAAGATGACCTGTTGTATGATGATTACTCTAAAGAGTGTGACTATAGAGATAATTGGTATGCATATCGTGTAACATAATGAAGCTAGAAGAAATTGAATCACTTTGGGAACAAGACTCTAAAATAGATAGAACAGACCTCGATAACGAGAGTCTTAAAATTCCCATGCTGCATAGCAAATATTACAAAATATATTTGCGTGAAAAAATCCAACTTAAATCAGAAGAGCTTGAGTATAAACAATTCTATAAACTCAAGCATGAGTATTATAATGGAAAACTATCACAAGAAGACCTAAAGGATCTTGGTTGGGAACCATTTCAGTTTGTTTTAAAAAACGATTTACAAGTTTACATAGATGCCGACAAAGATGTAATTACCAAATTACTAAAACTCCAAGTACAACGTGAAAAAGTAGAGCTATTGGAAAGTATTATCAAAACACTAAATGGACGTGGATTCTTAATTAAGAACGCTATTGACTTTATACGATTTACTAGCGGTGCCTAAATGAATAAAAGTCCATTTTTATTACTTTTTATGATAGCAGCTATTTTGGGCTTAATTATGGGTCTTGTGTCTCTTTATCGAATGATAATTATCACTATTGCTATATTGAGCTAAGGAATCAGCTTATTTTTCTGACATAAATATCCAACAGAAAATATTATTCTGTTGTGATATTGATGGAAAAACTGATAGTTAAAAAAGCAAACGAAGTTTATCTAAGCGTAGATACTTCCTCATCGATTCATCGAGAGCTATCGGACTTTTTTAAGTTCAAAGTTCCTGGTTATCAATTCATGCCCGCATATAAAATGCGAATGTGGGATGGCAACGTAAGACTATACAATCTAATGAATGGTACCATTTATGTTGGACTTCTTCCATATTTAAAAGAGTTTTGCAAGTCCAGAAATTATGATGTTGAGATAGATTCTGATATAACAAAAAAGACTGATTTTTCTCTTGATAGCTGTAAGAAGTTTTTAGATACTCTTGAACTTCCATTTGAAGCACGAGACTACCAACTATCAGCAATACAACACGCAATAAAGTCTCATAGGTCATTGTTACTTTCTCCTACAGGTTCTGGTAAGAGTCTTATCATATATGCTCTTACAAGATATTACAACAAAAAAACCTTAATAATTGTTCCTACAATTTCTCTTGTTTCCCAGATGTACTCTGATTTTAAAGAGTATGCAAAAAATCAACCTGAATATTGTGTTGATAAAGTAATTCATCCTATTTACGGTGGTCAAGATAAAATTTCTAATAAAAAGGTGGTCATTTCTACATGGCAATCTATCTATAAATTACCTAAATCTTGGTTTGATCAGTTTGATATGGTCATAGGAGACGAAGTACACTTATTCAAAGCAAAAAGTCTCGTCAGCATTATGACAAAACTTGAAAATTGTAAGTATAGATTCGGAACCACAGGCACATTAGACGGCACACAAACACACAAGCTAGTGTTAGAAGGTCTTTTTGGCACAACATTCTCCGTAACAACTACAAAGAAGTTAATGGAGAAAAAACAATTAGCTGAATTAAACATTGAGTGCGTAGTATTAAAATATGACAATGATATTATTAAAGCACATAAAAAAGACAACTATCAAGAAGAAATTAAATTTCTTGTACAAAATGAAAAGCGAAACACGTTCATTAGAAATTTGGCTGTTAGTACCAAAACCAACTGTTTGGTAATATTTCAGTTGGTGGAATTACACGGAAAAGTTTTGTACGAGATGATCAAAGAAAAAGCTCATAAACTTAATCCCGATAGAAAAGTGTTTTTTGTTTCAGGAGAAACTGATGCTGAAACACGAGAGCAAGTTAGACAAATAACTGAAAATGAACGAGACGCCATAATTGTGGCATCTAGCGGAGTCTTTAGTACTGGAATCAACATTCGCAATCTTGAAAATATTATTTTTGCATCACCAACAAAAAGCAGAATTAAAACACTACAGTCTATAGGAAGAACGCTTCGTATTGGTGATCATTCAGATAAAGCTAAACTGTATGATATTGTTGATGATATGACCGATAAATCTCATAAAAATTTTGCTGTAAAACATTTTTTAGAGAGAGTTAAGATATACAATGAAGAGAAGTTTAAGTACAAGCTGCACAAAGTAAATTTGTTTTAATAAATAGATTGATGTCATTAAAAGTTTTAAAACTAACAACAGGCGAAGAATTGATTGGTATCGTTCAAGACGGTAGAGACGTAACTGATGCTGAAGATGGTTACACTCACGACAATTTACTTTTCATTACAGGTCCTTTAAAAATAAATTGCACTTATGATAAAGAAGCAAGAGCCCACTCCATATATCTTTCTGATTGGGTTCCAGCAATAAGTGAAGATATGCTACCTTTGGATAAAAACAAGATTTTAACGTTGGGACGTCCTACACAGGAACTAGAAGAGCACTATTATGAATTGGTTATTGCAAGTCAACTATTACAGCAAGCAGAAGCAGAAGCTCAATCAGAAAATGTAAAGACTGAAGAAAACACTTCTGATGATAGCCAAGACTTACAAAAGAAGCTAATTAAGATACTTAAAAACCATAAGTTTGACGACGACGACTATCAATAAACGCTTCCTAAAGCATAACGATTTCAGTAGCCTACCAAGTCAAAAATCAATAGGAATCGCTGTTCTATACACAGCTATAGGTTAAACTATTTTTGCATCCTATTAACTTTTTTTTGATTGGTTTTGGTTTTCTTGTTTTTTTTGATTCTGGTTGTATATATAGGCTTGTAGTGCCTTCGCATAAGACTTTTTATAATCTTTATATCTTTTAATAGCACTATAGGACATAATAAGATTTTTATCTCCTATCAGACCAAGGCCTCAAAAATCATTAAAAAATTTTAATAATTTCTTGTAAAAGAATTATTGTGTGCTATCATCTTTATATGGACGAAAATGAGAAAAAGCTGCACTACGTCAATAATGCAGAATTTTACAAAGAAATGAAAGAATATATCGCTGCTGTCAAGAAAGCAAAGCGATCTAAAGAACCATTGCCACAGGTTACTAATTATATTGGTGAGTGTATATTGTCTATTGCTAACAAGTTGGCTAATAAACCCAACTTTATGAATTATCCATTTCGTGAAGAAATGATTAGTGACGGTGTTGAAAACAGTTTGCAGTATATAAACAACTTTGATCCTAAGAAAAGTAAAAATCCATTTGCTTACTTTACTCAAATTATATACTTTGCTTTTGTGCGTAGAATAGAAAGAGAAAAAAAGCAACTATATACCAAGTATCGTCTAATTGCAGAAAATTTAATACATGATGTAGCTGACAGCGAACACTTACAAAACACCAAATACGGTAGCGATCAAGCGGATCTAAACATGTATGAGTTCGTAGAAAAGTTTGAAAAAAGTAAAGAAAACAAGAAAAAGAAAGCCAAAGAAAACAGCAAAAAGCGCAAAAATAAAAAGCGTGATTTTGACGAAATGTTTGATCAGTACGATGATATACCTGAACAATGACATTTGGTTTTGTAAAACGTATATGGAATGATCCTGACTTTGATCCTGCTATGAGCGAGCAAATTAAAAAACAGGCAATATTGGATAGTTTATATCATCACTGCCAAACCAGAACACATACTTCCAAAGATGTGTATGCCAAATTACTAGATGATTTAAAGTTAGTGCCACCTACGAATGTTACCGATAAAGTTTTGGATGTTATCAGAGAATATAAAAATAGCGGAAAAAATCTTGAAGCCACAATCGATTCACTGTATAGTATATTGTATGTAACAAATACGACTACATCCAATGGTGGATGGAGTCCAACAGATACTTGATTATGGTAAAAAACAAAAAGACTGTAAAACCTACCAAAAAGAAAATAAACCCCGATTATATTACAGTAAATGGTAGCACATACGAAAAGATTTCGGATAATTCTGTAGAAGTTTCTCTTGATTTGGAATCTGATGTGCTAGATGATTTAACTTCTTTGGTAAAAGAAGGAAAATTTGTTTCTATAGGAGATGCCGTTCGTCATATTCTCAGACGAAAACTTGAGAGCGAAGGCTATAAGGTTTAATGAAAGTTGCTATTATAACCGACACCCATTGTGGTGCCGGTAACGACAATCAAAATCTCAACGAATTTTTTTTAAAATTCTATGAGGACGTATTTTTTCCTTATCTAAAGCAACATGATATAAAAACTGTGTTGCATTTAGGTGATACGTTTGACCGTCGCAAGTACATTAATTTTAGTACACTACATGCTTGGCAAAATCGTGTGTTTAAACCGCTGCATGATTGGTGTGATCGTGTTGATATACTAATTGGTAATCACGACACTTACTACAAGAATACCAACAAAGTTAATAGTGTAGAAGAGCTACTAAAGATTTACCCCAAGTTCAATATATTTGTAGAGCCTACGGAAGCCGATATTGCAGGTAGAAAGTTTTTATATGTACCTTGGATCTGTGAGGACAATCAAGAGCAGTCCTTTAAGATGATTGAAGAGTCTAAAGCGCATATATGTGCAGGACATCTTGAGCTAATAGGTTTTGAGATGTATGCAGGACATATTAATACTAATCATGGCTACCGCAGTGATATGTTCGACAAGTATTATATGACTCTTACAGGACATTTTCACCAAAAATCATCAATGAGCAATATTCATTATCTTGGTGCTCCTTATGCTATGATGTGGGGTGACTATGGCTCAGCAAAGGGTTTTCATGTATTGGATACTGAAACACTAGAATTGCAGTTTATAGAAAACCCAATTCAGATGTTTCATAAAATTTACTACAACGATACTGATGAAACATATGATTCACTGATGAACAAGAATCATTCAGATATTGCCGGTAAGTTTGTAAAGGTCATAGTTCAAAAGAAAAATAATCCCTATTGGTTTGATCAATACTTTGAGAATCTACAAAAAAATAATCCAGCAGATATTTCGGTGATTGAGTCTGCATTTGAAAATGGACTTTCAGATCAGGATGATATTGATCAGGCCAAAGATACTCTTACAATATTAAAAGAATGTGTTGATACGCTAAATGTAGATGAGCATAAAAATGCCTTGAATGATTTGCTTCGAGAGCTTTATATCGAAGCATTAAATAGTAATGAGCATATTCAAAGTAATAGCTGATGATAATTTTTAAGAAGGTGCGATGGAAGAATCTTTTATCCACCGGCAACAATTTTACAGAAATTGACTTGAGTAGTAATCATACTACTATTCTATTAGGTCAAAGTGGTAGTGGAAAAAGCACACTGCTAGATGCTATAGCATTTGGACTGTTTAATCGTCCTTTTAGAAATATCAACAAGAATCAATTAGTCAACATGATCAACCAAAAGAATTGTTTGGTTGAGGTAGAGTTTACAGTAGGAACACAAAACTATTTGATTCGCAGAGGTATAAAACCCACAGTGTTTGAGATTTACTGTGATGATGTGCTTATCAATCAAGACTCGCACTCAAAAGATTATCAGCAGTATTTGGAGCGAAGCATACTTAAATTTAATTTTAAGGCGTTCACGCAGATTATAGTTCTTGGAGCCAGTAACTTTACACCATTCATGCAGCTTAAACCAGCAGACAGACGAGTTATTATCGAAGGACTTTTGGATATAGAAATATTTTCTGTGATGAATACAATACTAAAGCAGAAAATATCCAATCTCAAGAACGTTGCTCAAGAAAACGAGTTTAATTTGTCCATAATCAAAGAAAAGATTGATTTGCAAAACAAGTATATTTCAGACTTGTCACAAAGCAAGCAAGAAAAAATTCAGGAAAATCTTGCTATTATAGAAAAAAATAAACAACAGATGTTGACTATAGAACAACAGAATCTAGAATTAAAAAACAATATTGTTGAGTTAAAGACCAAACTTAACTTTAAAGATGATGTTGTCATACAAATTACCAAGATAAAAGATATTAAAAATAAGTTAGACTCTAACATTAAAAAATCTAAAAAGGAAATTTTGTTTTATGAGGAAAACAATAATTGTCCTACTTGTAGGCAAAACATTCCTGTTGATTTTAAACATATGGAAATAACAAAGAAGATGGACAAAATAACAGAGTGGCAAACAGGTCTAGCTGATGTTGACTCTGCTATGAGTAAGCTGCTATTAAAGTTAGAAGAGTCCAAACAAATAGAAGATGAGATTGATATAATACAAAGTCAAATTGTAAAAAATCAAAGTATGATTGATGGTATCAATCAGTTTATCAAAAAGATTGCCAAAGACACAATCGATATGAAAAATCAAGAATCTGCACCCAAAGATTGTGTAGATAAGCTAAACGAATTGCAAGAAACTTCCACTAAACTGGAAAACAATAAAGAGCAATATGCATTAGATAAAAATATTCATGATTTGGCTACAGCACTACTAAAAGACAGTGGTGTTAAAGCCAGAATTATTAAGCAATATCTTCCTCTAATTAACAAGCACACAAATATATTCTTAAATGCCATGAATTTCTTTGTTACCTTTAATATTGATGAAGAGTTCAATGAAAGTATCAAGAGCAGAGGACGTGATGAGTTTGCTTATGAAAACTTCAGCGAAGGTGAAAAACAGCGAATAGATTTGGCTTTACTGTTTACTTGGCGCACAATCGCCAAAATGAAGAATAGTGTAAACACCAATCTTCTTATCATGGATGAAGTATTAGATAGCTATCTTGATACACAAGCCACAGAAAATGTTTTGATGCTCTTAAACTCGGATATGTTTCGTGATACCAACATTTTTGTAATTTCTCATAAAGAAACCATATCCGACAAATTTAAAAAAACTATTCGCTTTACAAAGTCTAAAAATTTTAGTACGATAATTTAATTATGTCTTGTTGCATTGAGAGGAATATTATGAGTGCAGACCCTAAAATAAAAAACGCCATCCTCGTCAACGAATTTTCTGAATATGGTGTCAAAAATTTTAAAGTAGATTTTGATGATTTAAATAATAGTGCTTTGCCCATAATTCCTATTTTTATTGATAGCTATGGTGGAGAAATATATTCTCTTCTTGCTATGTTGGATATAATTTCTACCGCAACAAAGCCTGTGGCTACGGTGGCTCTTGGAAAGGCTATGAGTTGTGGTAGTATATTACTGGCCTGCGGAGGGTCTAAAAGTCTTAGATTTGTGGGAAGTAATTCTACAGTAATGGTTCACGATGCAGCTACAGTATCATTTGGAAAAATTGAAGAACTTAAAGCTGATGTTGGAGAAGCAGAAAGATTGAATATCAAAATTTTTGAAATGTTAAATGAATCTTGTGGAAAACCCAAAGGATTTTTTCAAAAATTAGTTGCCGAGAAAAAGCACGTTAATTGGTATTTGGACTCAAAAGAGGTTCTCAAACTAGGATTAGCAGATCATATTGGATTACCAGTAATTGATTCTTTGTTTAATGTGGATGTGGTAAAATCATTTGCAATAAAACAGATTCCTCAAAACAAGGAAAAGAAAAACAAGAAAGCAAAGAAAGTGAAGTAATATGAATTGTGTAAAGATTAAAGTGTCTGATATTGATGTATCAGAACATGATGATAGCTGTTTTCATTATTTAACTTTAATCGAAAACAGTACATATTTACAAAACACTCCAGTTTATGTCAGCGAGACTGATAAAAAGCTATATGGAGTGAGTCTTTCAGTTTATCATTCTTTAGTTAAAACTAATACGCAAGAGTGTCTTGCTATATTAGTACCAGGAGAATACGATGAAAAGTTTGATCTGTATATGTCTAATATACAGTCAAATGTAACTTTGCTGTATCATAAAATTAAAAAGAAGTATAATCAACCTACAGAAGTTGATAATTGTGAGTTTGATTGCAATCAATTAGATCTTATGTATTTGGTTGACTTAGACGATGTAAATTTGGACGTTAAAGAAATACAAGAAGAAGTTGTTAAAATTAAAAAGCAATTTAGTGTCACTATAGTTTTAAAAACTCTTGAGCAAAACTTTCGCACACAAAAGTTTTTTAAGACCAATGAAAATGAAATCTCATACAACGATTTTAATAGAATTGCAAACAAAATATCAAGCCCATTTGAAGTTGATGATGTAAATGAAAGATTCTTTAGAAGTAAGACCTATCCAGATTTTACTATCAAATGCGATAGTATAGATCAAATGAATACAGTGCTGGACTATTTTAAAATTAATAAAGACAAGATCAAAACAACCAGAATAAACTTCAATAAACTAGAGAAAATAATTCCATGCTAAAGCGAGTGTTGTTTATAGGTCCATACAGTCATCATTTAAGCTCTAAAAATTTAATGGCGTGTTATCGTATTGTCAGATGGATCTGCAATAATGTTCCTGGTTGTGAACTGCTTCAATATGAAGATTATGTAAAAGCCGATTGTCACAGAAATATTGATGCAATAGTTTACTTCTATTCCTCGTACTATGCAAAGTTTGATGAAATTATCACAGTGATGAAGAAACATCCAAATGCCAAGTTGTATTGGTTGTATAATGAATATGCATTATCCTTGAACTCTTCTATAGCCAAATATTTTCATAAAAGAGGATATGAAGTAATTACAAATTTAAAAGATGGGCATGGAAAGGACGTTTTAACCACATCAAAAAAGATTCATGTGTTAAACATGAATGTAACTGCATATAGAGATGAAATAAATCAAAAACCATTTGAGACACGCCCATATGAACTAATGTATTATGGTATGTTTCGTCCAGATCGACAGCAATATATAAACGAATATTATCAAAATGCCATTGTAAGCACAAGTGCTAAAAATGTAACTAGATTTAAAATGAATGGGCTATCCGCACGATTTGTTGATAAGTTGGTATGGGGCAGAAACGATTCTACGCTTAATAGAGTTAAGTTTTCTGTGTATGTAGAAGATAAGCGAATACATCAAGATCGATATAGTCACTTGGCTGACAGATTTTATGAGTGTGTTAGTAACGGGGTGGTATTATTTTTTGATAGAAATTGTATCAAAAATGTTACTATGTCTGGTTACAACATAGAAGATTACTTTTTTGTGTCTGATAAAATAGAGCTTAACGATAAAATGAATGAGATATCTACCAATCTTACGATTAGAGACAGATATTTTTCTAATGTTGTGCGAGATATAGAACGAGAGAAGCAAAATTTAAGACAGGAATTTTTATCAGTTTTTGAATCATGTTAGTCAATATAATAGGTCATATAGGAGCAATTCTGTTGGCCTTTTCCTCAGCACCTCAGTTGATTACTACACTAAGAAAAAAAGATGTTACAGGTCTATCTCTAGTGACTCTTTTACTTTGGGGTTTTGGTTGTGCGTTTATGGGGATATATGTATTCTTTACTACAGCCCAAGCTCCTTTGCTTTTCAATTATACATTTAACACCATGCTAGTTGGAACGAACATTTTACTTTACTTAAAGTATAAAAAACCTAATAAAAACAAATAGTTATTTACTAATAATATAGTTGTTGACATTGTTTCCATCATTTGATATACTTATTATGTAAGTTATTATGATGAGGTGTTGTGATGTCAACTAGAATTTCTTCAAAAGAGATACTCGCCAAGTTAATGGCTAAGGAAAATATCTTAGTAGAACACGCCAATGTTCCTACGGCTGGTTTTGATTTGATCAACCGCAAGTTACTTCTTCCTAACTGGAAAAATATATCTGATGATGTTTATACTCTTCTCATCTCTCACGAGGTAGGCCACGCTCTCTATACACCTAAAGATGAATGGGAAAAGGAGATCATTAAACATGCCAACGTAGATTTTAAACAGGTTGTAAACATTGTCGAGGATGTTCGCATCGAAAAGATGATTCAGAATTTATATCCAGGCACCGTTCGTGCTTTTCGTGCCGGTTATAATGAGCTAGAGAAGTCCAATTTGTTTGGTACAAAAGATCGTGACATCGAATCTTATGGTCTTTTAGATAGACTTAATCTTCATTTTAAGATTGGTCATTTTGGTTATGCTAAGGTTCCTTTTAGTGAAGCCGAGATGCCTTGGTTAGACAAGATATCGGCATGCAAAACCTTTTCTGATGTAATTAAGATTGCTACAGAATTAAAACAATTTGTAGAAGAAAACCCAGAATCTCAAGGTGATAAGCAAGCTCAGTCTGAGCAGAATTCTTCCGATAATCTTGAGTCTAAGGATATGTCCAACTCTTCTAATTCACCATCCTCGCAACAAGGTGGTTCACAGTCTCAATCTTCAGAACAGTTTGGTAAATCTGATGACGTTCAGCAAAGTTCCTCTAATGGAACTAACAATCAAACATCCTCTGATAACACTACCAATAATGATTCTGGTGAAGGTTCTGAAACAGAATCCGCCGAAAGACCAAAGGTGTTCTCGGAAACACAAAGTCATTTTGATTCCGAGATTCAAAAATTGGTCGATACGTCCGTTTTAGAAACATTTTATGCCAACGTTCCTAAAATACAGTTAGATAAATTGGTTGTGGATTACAAAACGGTTCACCAACAGATTACCAATTTTTATTCTAAACACTATCCTCAGATATACGATAATTTACAAGCTGATGTTGAGCGATTCAAGAACGTTAATAAGAATACGGTAAATCAGCTTGCTAATCTCTTTGAGATGAAAAAGAAGGCTAAACTGGATGTTCGCTCTCTTACTTCTCGCACTGGTAAGTTGGACACCAATAAGGTTTACTCTTATCGCTATAATGATGATATCTTTAAAAAGCTAACCATCACTCCTCAGGGTAAAAGTCATGGTTTAGTCATGTTCATTGATATGAGCAGTAGCATGACCGAGAACATCGCCGGAACCTATGAGCAGTTGCTTAACTTGGTTCTATTTTGTCGTCGTGTGAATATACCGTTTGATGTTTATGGATTTACTGATGCTTATGCATCTCGTCAAGGATTACAGAAACACCCTTCAGTTCCTGGTGAGTTGATGTTTCATGATTCATTTTGTCTTAGACACTATTTCAGCAATACGATGTCAGGAAACGAGTTTAACGTAGCTCTTAAAAACATTATTTGTATAATGAGACACTACACAGGACAATATTACGGTGGTGTTCCTCCTCAGGAAACTCTTAACACTACTCCTATGGTTCCCGCAATCCTTGCTGCTACACAGCTTGTTAAGGAGTTTCGTGAGAAGTATAGATTAGATATTGTAAACACCATTTTCTTAACTGATGGTGAAGATACTCACGGACTTGTTTGCAACGATGGAACTGGTCAAGAAAAATATATAGGCACTAGCAGAAGATTCGGTTGGAACGCTTCAAAACTAAACCATTATATTAGAGATTCCAAGACTCGCAAACAATGGCAGATTAAAAATTGCACAGCAGATATGCTTAACATACTACGAGAAACCAATGGTGTGAAAGTCATAGGTTTTCATATTATTAAGAAGCGAGAATTGTCTTATATATTGGAACGCACAGAGTCAAACACAAAGGAGCTAAATAAACACTTAGATAATTTTAAGAACAATAAGTTTTGTGAATTAAATAATGTTTCTGGATATGATGCGTATTATATGATTCCTGCTGGTCATACTCTTAGCATAGGCTCTGATGACTTTGAAGGTGATGTTGATACAACTATAGATTGGGATGATCAAAAGCAAGTTAAGAAGACCTTAAAGGCTGTTACTAAAAACTTTAGTAACTTTATGAAACAGAAGATGACAAACAGAATCTTATTGAATCGTTTTATAGATCATATATCATAGTAGTATGAGACTCATTCAATCATTCAAACAAAGGCTACTTCACGAGGCAAGCGTAAAGAGCTTGTCTCGTATTTGGCAGCATACTAATGAATCAAACATTGGTCTGATTACTGCTTATAGAGGTGAGCTTGATGTTAAAAAGAATGAAGCTAGAAACAAGGAATTAGCTACACTAATACGTCAAGCAGGTTTCGGTTACATTCAAGTAACTGGGTTTTACATTGAGAATCTGGGTCAAGATGACGAGCGAAAGGTTCAGGAAAAGTCCTTTTTGGTCATGTCGTCGGCAAACGATTCTGGTAAACTACGAGATTTTCTTATTAAGATGGGTGTTAAGTTCAATCAAGACTCAATCTTTTATAAAGATGCAACCAAAGACAAGGGTGTTCTTATAGGCACAGCTTCGGGTAGATGGCCTGGTCTTAACACAGAAGTAGTAGCTGGTAGGTTCACGCCACAGAAGCTAGGAACGTATTATACTAAGATGAAGGGTGATCGTAAGTTTACATTCGAGTCGGTTGAATGTCCTCAGGGGCTGATGCCTAGAGCGTTACAAGAGAAATTAGAAAAACGCTAAGTTATTGATATTACGTTGAATATATTTGTTGACATATTCGACCGATTCCTGTAAAATATAGTTATATAATGTAGTTATTGTGAGGATTATATCATGAATACCAATAAAAATCGTAAAGAGTTCCTTGATGCCTTGGCTAGTAAATTCGGCAACACACCTTTCCGTCGAAAAGAGTTGATTGAGTTTACCAAGCGGCATAATTTTACTAACTATAATTGGTTTGTAAACTCTAGCGAGTATAAGTTATCTCGTGGTGAGTACCATGTTCCTTCTAGTAATAAGCCTGTCATGACTGATAGCACTTCTGTTCCTGCACCAGCTCCTACTTCTGTATCAACCGAACCTGCGGTTATACACAATTTTATAGGCGAGGTCCATCGTGAGTGTTTGGTTCCTGAGATTGACAAGCTGTTTGTTAAACACGGTGACTTTGATTTAATCTCTAAGATTATTTCATCACGATTGTTTTACCCAATGTTCATCACAGGTCTTTCTGGTAATGGTAAAACATTCGGTGTCGAGCAAGCCTGCGCTCAACATAATCGTGAATTGTTTCGAGTAAACATCACTATTGAAACCGACGAGGATGATCTTCTAGGAGGATTCAGACTTGTAAACGATAGCACAAAATGGTTCGATGGTCCCGTAATTCGTGCTATGCGCTCTGGTGGTGTTTTGTTGTTGGATGAAGTTGATCTTGGCAGTAACAAGCTACTTTGTTTGCAACCAATTCTTGAGGGTAAAGGTATACTTCTCAAGAAGATTAATCAGTATGTAAAGCCAGCTCCTGGTTTTACTATTGTGGCCACCGCAAACACCAAGGGTCAGGGTTCTGAAACTGGTAAATTTGTAGGAACCAACATTCTTAATGAGGCTTTTCTTGAGCGTTTCTGTGCTACGTTCGAGCAGAAGTATCCAGAAGAGCGAGTAGAAAAGAGTATTCTCAAGAAGCTGTTTGCCTCTCACGATTTAAAATCCGATGTTATTGACGATTTTATTTCCAAGCTGGTTACTTGGGCATTTGGTACTCGCAAGACCTTTGAGACTGGTGGAACTTCAGACTTGATTAGTACCCGTCGATTGGTTCATATTGTAAATGCCTATGCAATTCTTGGACACCCAGAAGAGAGTGACAAAAAGTCCGTGGGTGACCGCCGCCGCCAAGCTATCGAGTTGTGTATTGCACGATTCGATGAAAGCACCAAAATCTCATTTATGAACTTCTATGAGAACATAGATCCATACTTAACAGTGGATATGGATTCAAAACAAGATTCCGTAAATGAGAGTGAAGAGTTAAAAGCGGAAGAACACGATATTCTTTCTATTTTGACTAATCAATCATAATAGTTCCATAATAACTACATTCCTCGCCCACTTTGCCAAAAACAAAGTGGGCTTTTTTATTGTTTATTTTCTTGTAAAGCATCTCTCTATATGATATTGTATTATTCAAAGTGACATTTCACTTAATTAACTTTATTCTTTATAATATAAAGAGGATAATTTATGACAAACACAACGTCGCAAAATGTAAAGCTCGTTCGTCGTCTATCTAGTGGTAAGAATCTTACTGTTAGCGAGGCTCGAACTAAGTATGGAATCAAGCGTCTTGCTGCTCGTATTTTTGAGCTTCGTGAGGCTGGATTTCCTATCTTTACCAATAAGGTAAAGATGAAGGGTGGTGTTAATCGTGGACGTAAGGTAACTGCTTACCGTCTCCATGTTTCTAAGACTCCAGATACTCTTCTAGAGTCCTTTGGTGCTTAATTAATACTTAAATTAAAGTGACTTAATATCGGCTTAGTGCTATATTAAGTCACTATATTTCAGAGGAGTTTTGAAATGAATTTGTCTAACGATACCCTAAAGATTCTGAAAAACTTTTCAGAAATTAATAATACGATTCGCATCTATAAGGGAAAGTCCATCGTTACTGTAGATCCTCAGAAGCGAATTGTAGCTGATGCTAGTATTCAAGAGAATATTCCCACAGACTTTGCGATTTATAATCTCAACGAGTTTTTGGGTGTAAGTAGCGCACATGAAAGCTCCGATTTGGAGTTTCAAACTGACAAAGTTGTTTTTAACGGTAAGAAGAGTAACTTGGAGTATTTTTACTCCGATCCTTCTACAGTACAGGATGCAACACAAATTAGAAAGAAGATCCCTTCGGTGTTTGATGAGAAGTCTATCGTACATCGATTTACTTTGACTGATGAGGATTTAAAGTCTTTGCGACAAAACGCCTCGCTATTGTCTTTGACTCACGTTAGTTTTGTAGGATCAGAAAGTGATGTTAAGGTTGTTGTGCATGATCTTTCATCTCGCTCAACACAAAATAAGTTTACTCTAACTGTTGATGGAACATCTAACAAGTCTGAGACTTACAATATGCTATTTGAGAATCTTAAATTGTTACCAGATTCCTATGATGTAGAAGTTTCTCCTACAGTAGCACATTTTGTGGGTAAAACTACTAATGTTCACTATTGGATCGTAATGGAAGCCAACTAATGTCCAGCGAACTAACCCTAGATGAATATACCAAGAAAGCTCGTGTTCGTATGACTATTCATGCGGAGCGAGCAATCGAGGTTTTAGAATATCAGTTACTAACAGCAAAAAGTCCTGTTAGAATTGCCAAACTAAAGTCTCGTATCGCAGAATATAAAGAAGCACTAAAACGTTTACAGGAGTCCAATGACACGGAAAAAGACAGCAAGCAAGAGCAAAAGTCAGAGTAAACCTGAATCTAGTAATACGTTAGATTACAATCGTGAATTCCTAATCTTAGGACATTTGGTAAAGTATAACGTTTATCTGCTAACTAAAGCGGTTATATTTTCTGCGCTGTGTCAGAAGGTTGATGTCAATACTGCAACCGAGATGACAAATAAGGTGTTGACTGAGCTAGATTTGGATGTAAAACAAAGATCAGAAATGTCTAGCAATATACAGCAAGAAGAGCTACAATAATAGCTCAACATTTATTATTTGATTGTGAAATATGGAAAATACGCAAGACAGAAAGCACATCCTTTGGATGGAAAAATACAGGCCTCATAATATAGATGATTGCATCCTTCCACAAAAGCTAAAAGAAATTTTCAGAGGAATAGTAAACACTGGTGAATTGCCACATATGCTATTTTGTGGTACAGCAGGTATAGGAAAAACTACGGTTGCTAAAGCTCTATGTGATGAGTTAGATTATACCAGCATCCTTATTAACGCATCAGATGATAGAAACATTGATACGCTGAGAACTACCGTTAAGCAATTTGCTTCATCTCTTTCATTTAATGGTAAGAGAAAGGTAATCATTCTAGACGAGGCTGATTATCTAAACCCTCAGAGCTTCCAACCAGCTCTGCGTGGTGTTATGGAAGAGTTTTCAAAGAACTGCTCGTTTATTCTAACATGTAACTTCAAGAATAAGATTATCGATCCTTTGCAGAGTAGGTGCTCAGTAAAGGAGTTTAAGATTCCTAAAGAAGAAAAGAAAAAGATAATCGAGCTTTGCTACAAACGAGTAGTAAAGATTCTTGAGCAAGAAAGTGTAGAGTTTGATGGTAAAGTTTTAGCTAATGTGGTAGTTAAATACTTTCCTGATTTTCGTCGATTGCTGAATGAACTACAGTCTTTCAGCAAGCAGTATGGAAAAATAGACGAAGGTATTTTATCGTTTGCTGGTGATATTAACATAACCAGACTATATCGAAGTCTTAAAGAGAAAGACTTTGCAGATGTAAGAAGTTGGGTTGTAGAGAACTCTGACAACGATCCTGTAATGATATATAGAAAGCTATATGATCATCTCAAAGAACATATGGAACCATCTTCTATACCTAATGCCATAGTTACTATTGCCAAATATATGAACACTATGGTTGCCGACCAAGAAATAAATCTGATGGCTTGTTTAGTTGAATTAGGCCTCACTTGTAAATTTGTATGACAAACGATAGTAATAAAACTACGCTGTTTGATTTTTTGAATGACATCTCGCATCTTAAAAAGAACATTCTTAGTGAAGAGAATGAGCGAGAGTATAATTCTTACATGATCAATCGTTTCTTGTCGATGGATACCTCGACAGTGCTATATGCAAACGAAATGAATAAAAATGCTCATTTACCCAAGCATATGCAGTATGACTATTATTTTCATGCTATCAAAAAGCACAAGAGATATTTTAAGTACATAAAACATCAGCGACAAGAAGATATAGAAGTTATATGCGAATATCATCAGTGTAATGAGGTCAGAGGACGTGAAATGCTCTCGCTGTTCTCCAAAGATGATATCGAGTATATGAAGAGCAAGCTGTTCAAGGGAGGAGTTTCAAAGTGAAAAAGGAACTAAAATCCTCTTCTGTAGAAGAACTATGCGATATTGTTAAGCAGATAGAATTGCTAATAGAAGATAACAATCAAAACATAAAAGACTGTAATAATGTTTTGCGACAGATCAAAAAACAAATTTGTCCAGAAAAATCTTCAATCATAGCGTTTGTGATACGAAAACTACTAAATAGAAAGTAGCTGTTAAGTAGCTTTTTTGGTATTAGGAAATTTAATGTCTAGCGTGATTGATACTTTAATCGAAATAACTCTTACTTCTCCTGACGATTTCCTCAAGGTTAAGGAGACTCTTACCAGAATTGGTGTTGCATCCAAAAAGGATAAGACTCTGTACCAGTCGTGTCATATTTTACATAAGCGAGATAAAACAACCAAAGAAAGTAGATACTATATTGTACACTTCAAAGAGTTGTTTAAGTTAGATGGAAAACCCACAGAAATTTCCCAAGATGATTTAGCCAGAAGAAATACTATAGCCAATATTCTAGCCGAATGGAAATTGGTTACTTTGGTTGATAAATCCAAAAGCGAGAGTCCTATAGCTCCAATCTCAACTATTAAGATAGTACCTCATAAAGAAAAGATTGAATGGAAGTTAGAAGCAAAGTATAATATAGGTAACTCTAAGAAAAAGGAGAATAAATCTCCAAAATAAAGTATCTATATTATGTTAGGTGTTTTTAAGTGTGTTCCTGAAGCTATAGTTCCTTCATACGCCACAAAATTTTCTGCTTGTTTTGATTTGCACTCCTGTATTCCTGCGGGCACAGCAGTTAAAGCAATAATTCCTACAGAAGTCACTTATAGAGGTAGCAGCACAGAAGATACTTGCACCTTAGTTTCAGATGAAAATGGGTGTTTAATTATTCCTCCAAGAGCTAGAGTTTTAATTCCTACTGGTCTTAAATTTAATATTCCTCTTCGCTGTTCTATTCGTTTGCATCCTAGATCAGGACTATCATTCAAAAATGGACTAATACTAGCAAATTGTGAAGGAGTAATAGACGAAGATTACGTTGATCAG